TAGAAACAGGAAACATTGCCAGACGACCAGGAGCTGTGCCTCCGTTATCAGGACCAACTCCTCAAGGGAGAGGCATCCTAGGCTTGTTTTCTAGTCCTAAACGAGTTAATATAGCATGATCGTAGGAATCATATGGCAGACAAAATAGACAAAGCCCTTCCGAATGTGGTGAAGGAAACAGTTCACGTTGAATCCCCTGAAGAAATTGAAATCGAAGAAACTCAAAAACTTCAAGAAATTAATGATGAAGGCGTAGAAGTCACTCGGAATGAAGACGGCAGCGCGGATATAGATTTTGAACCTGGAAAGGTAAATCGTTCTGGAGGCGAAGATCATTTTGAAAATTTAGCAGACTTACTTCCTGATGAGGTTATTAATCGACTCGCTTCTGAGCTTTATCAAAACTACGAAGATTATAAAAATTCAAGAAAAGACTGGGAACAAACTTATACGCAAGGGTTGGATCTTTTAGGGTTCAAATACGTTAATCGATCTCAACCGTTTCAAGGAGCTTCGGGTGCAACGCATCCAGTATTAGCGGAAGCGGTTACACAGTTTCAAGCAACAGCTTACAAGGAATTATTACCATCGGATGGTCCTGTCCGAACTCAAATTTTAGGAATGGCAACACGTGAAAAAGAAGATCAATCGATGCGTGTTAAAGATTACATGAATTATCAAATCATGAATGAAATGCCTGAGTACGAAGCCGAGTTTGATCAGATGTTATTTTACCTGCCACTCGCAGGTTCCTCTTTTAAAAAAGTTTATTACGATGAAATGATTGGCCGAGCCGTTTCTAAATTCGTGCAAGCCGATGATTTGATCGTTCCTTATGCTGCAACTTCTCTGGAAGATGCAGAAGCAATCTTTCAAAGAATGTACATGTCAGAAAATGATATTCGTAAGGCACAAGTTTCCGGATTTTATTCTGATATTGAATTAGGTCGACCTAACTTTACTGAAGACCGCGTTCATGAAGAAGAACGTAAACTGGAAGGAACTAGAAAAACATATAGCTCCACGGCTGGAGATACTACTTATACTGTTTTAGAATCTCATATTAATTTAGATCTAGAAGGATTTGAAGATATGAATCAGGAAACCAATGAACCTTCCGGAATTAAACTTCCTTATATTGTGACCCTCGAAGCAGGAGCTAGACAAATTTTATCGATTCGAAGAAATTTTCAACCTAACGATCCACTCAAGAAAAAAGTTCAATACTTTGTCCATTTTAAATTCCTGCCAGGATTAGGATTCTACGGTTTTGGACTTATACACATGATTGGCGGCTTGAGTCGTACCGCAACGGTCGCTCTCCGCCAATTACTGGATGCTGGAACGTTATCCAATCTTCCTGCAGGATTTAAGATGAGAGGTATTAGAGTTCGCGATGATGCTCAACCTTTACAGCCTGGAGAATTTAGGGATGTTGATGCACCCGGTGGAAGTTTGAAAGAAGCTTTCTTTCCTCTTCCTTACAAAGAACCATCACAAACTTTATTACAATTAATGGGAATTGTGGTTCAAGCCGGACAACGATTTGCTTCAATTGCAGATATGCAAGTTGGAGATGGAAATCAAAACGCTGCAGTCGGAACAACAGTTGCTCTCTTGGAAAGAGGGTCAAGAGTCATGAGTGCAATCCATAAAAGATTGTATAATGGTCTTAAAAAAGAATTTAAATTATTATCTAATGTTTTTGCACAGTATCTTCCTGCTGAATATCCATACGATGTTGTAGGTGGACAACGCTTAATTAAGCAAAAGGATTTTGATGACAGGATTGATATTATTCCTGTAGCGGACCCTAATATTTTTTCAATGACTCAAAGAGTAACATTAGCTCAAACTGAATTACAAATGGCGATGTCTAATCCTCAGATGCATAATCTTTATGCATCTTATCGGAATATGTATGCTGCTTTAGGAATTAAAAATATCGATCAGCTTTTACCCCCACCTCCACCACCGGTTCCTAAAGATCCGGCGCTGGAACACATTGATGCCATGGCACAGAAACCTTTTCAAGCTTATCGTAATCAGGACCATCGAGCTCACATCACGGCGCACATGAATTTTATGGCGACGAATTTTGCTCGTAACAATCCACCTATCATGGCAGCTTTAGAAAAGAACATTTTTGAGCATATTAGTTTAATGGCTCAAGAGCATATTGAATTAGAATTTGCTGAACAGATTCAGCAAATGAAACAGGCTCAGGCTCAAGGGTTAGCGGGTCCAGAAGCGCAACAACAAATGCAACAGCTTAATATCCAGATGGAAGCAAGAAAAGCGGTTTTGATAGCTGAATATACAGCTGAGTTCATGGAACAAGAAAAACAAATTACATCCATGTTGGATAGTGATCCATTAATCAAGTTGAAAGCACAAGAACTAGACTTGAAAGCTCAAGATGACTTTAGGAAAAAAGAAGAAACAGAAGCACGCATTAACATGGATAAATCTAAACTAATGCAGGCAAGAGACCTGACAGAGCAAAAACTAGAGCAGAATGAAGACTTAGCTGAGATGAGGGCTGAGACCTCTTTGGTTAAACAAGAGATGGCTAACAAGGCTAAGATGCGGTCTGATCTTATTAAAAGAAAAGATGTAAAGACCTTGAAAGGCCCTCGAAGTTAGTGTAGTAAAATAGAAGGAGAAAAAATATGCGAAACGATTTCGGAACAAGACCTTATAAATCTAGATTCCCTTATACTAAAGGTACTAAAGGTAAAAGAGTTAAAGCTAAACAAGGCTACTATGCTAGAGAAGATGAATCTATTGGCATGCGTTTAGGAAAAGGAAAAGCCACTGCAGCACATCCTAAAAAAGCAGCTGCAGAACGAGATTTATCTTATGGTAAATGGGGCAAACGTAGTAGAGACTGGAAGAAGGCTTAATATGGGTGATATTTCTAAAAAAGGACACGGCATTGAAAGACGTGGTCCTCATGGTCATGGATCAATGCCTCAATTGTCTACGTACAATAAAGGTGGACGAATAAGAAAACAACTTGGTGGTGTAGGAAATACACAACCGATTACTGGTACACAAAGATTTGACCAATCACGAGGCTACTATCAACCCGATATGGGTATGCGTGGCGGAGCTATGTATAATAAAGGCGGAAGAGTTGGTCTTAAAAAAGGTGGTAACGGCAAATGGATTCAGAAAGTTAACAAATCAATTAAAGCAAGAGGCACTAAAGGAAAATGTACACCGATTACCAAACCAGGATGTACAGGTCGAGCTAAAGCTTTAGCTAAGACATTTAAAAAGATGGCCAAGAAAAGGAAGGCAGCATGACGAAAAGATTAGATAAGATGACTATCAATAAAAAAGGCCAACCTCTAGCTAAAAGAGTTAAAATGACTCATGGCGGAGGAGTTGGAATTCAAACTCATGGTAATAAATTAGCCAAGGCTTTGAATACTAAAAGACCTGATCAATCATTATTTCTAAATAGCGACGGCTATCTTACAGGTGGAATTAAAATAAGGAGCTAATATGGCAAAAGGACAAAGACCTTTTTACAAAGGCGTAGACTTCAAACAGTTTACCAACAAAGACGGATATCTTAAGGGAGGCAAAGAATATAAAGTCTCTGAAAAGATTCCTGTCGAAGATCAAGTTGGTGGACAAAGAAGAATGCTCGCAAGTAAAAAATCAAAAGTTAAGTGGTTTTAATTTTGCACGCGCCATATGTATATCCTATATTATAAAGGAGATTTATGTGGTTCGGTTTAGCAAAGATGGCTCTTCAAGCAGGAGCTAAAGTCTATTCAAATAAACAAAGAACTAAAATGGCTATGTCGGATGCAGCTTTATTGCATGCAGAACGCATGGCACGAGGAGAGGAATCTTACCAGGGAAAACTTTTAGAAGCCCGAACAAATGATTTTAAGGACGAATTCGTTCTTTTGGTTATTTCGGCGCCCATAATTGTACTTGCCTGGGGAGTCTTCAGTGACGATGCGCAAATGATGGAGAAGGTAGAACTTTTCTTTCATCATTTTGGCTCGTTGCCGATATGGTTCCAAACTTTGTGGATTACCGTCGTAGCGAGCATTTTTGGGATTAAGGGAACTCAGGTGTTCAGGAATGGCGGACCTAAAAAGAAATAATGCCTTTTAAATCAGAAAAACAAAGAAGATATCTCTGGAAAAATGAACCAAAGATTGCAAGAGAATGGACTGAA